CAGCCCAACAACACTGTCATCTTGAAGGTCTTTACCCCAGCCGACAGCACTGCAAATGATGCCATGGTTCCCCCTGAAGGAATCTTGACCACGAAGAGTGGGAACAATGACTTTGCAGTCATGACGCTGGATCAGGTCTCCAAGGTCACAGTTCTCTGCGGGTGATTTATGGCTACAGGAGACTCACGACTGAAACAGGCCGGTGTCTCTGGGTTCAACAAGCCTAAGAGAACCCCAAGTCATCCGACCAAGTCGCATGTCGTGGTCGCCAAGTCTGGCGATCAGATCAAGACCATCCGCTTTGGTCAGCAAGGCGTATCAGGCTCTCCTAGGAAATCAGGAGAGTCTGAGTCTTATCGCAAGCGCCGTGAGTCGTTCAAGTCTCGTCATGCATCCAACATCGCCAAGGGCAAGATGTCTGCGGCGTATTGGGCTGATAAGGTGAAGTGGTAATGGCTAAGGCAAAGAGCAAAGTCAACGCGGCTGGGAACTACACCAAGCCTGAGATGCGTAAGCGACTGTTCAACCAGATCAAGGGTTCCGCAGTCCAAGGCACAGCATCAGGTCAGTGGTCCGCTCGTAAGGCGCAGTTGCTTGCCAAGAAGTACAAGGAAGCCGGAGGCGGCTACAAGAACTGATGGCTATGCGGGTCAAAAAGGATGCGATTGGACAGGCCATCAAACAGTCCTACAAGAATGGCAAGGGAAAGTCTTGCCCTGTGGCGACGATGGATGTCCATGTCAACCTGAAGAATCGCAACCACGCCATCAAGGAATACGGCTACGGCCCACTGAATCCTGATGAGCCTTCAGATAAGTTCTGGAAGGCCAAGGCGAAGATGTGGGCGGTGGATGTCGATGAGGCTCAGAAGTCCCGTTGTGGGAACTGCGCGGCATTCATCCAGACCAAGCAGATGCTGGATTGCATCTCCAAGGGAATGGAAGCCGGTGACAAGCCTCATAAGGATTACTCGATGGATGTCATCGAGGCAAGCAATTTGGGGTACTGCGAACTCTTCCATTTCAAGTGTGCCGGTGCGCGTACTTGCGATGCTTGGATCGTAGGTGGGCCGATCAGATGAAAGCGACACAGCGTTCATTGAAGGCTTGGACTGAGCAGAAATGGAGGACGAAGAGTGGAAAACCGAGTAGTGAAACTGGTGAAAGATATCTACCAGAGGCTGCGATCAAGGCTCTCTCGCCTTCGGAATATGCCCGTACCACCGCCGCCAAGCGTAAGGGTAAAGCCCAAGGCAAGCAGTTCGTCTCGCAACCGAAAGCCGTTGCAGAAAAAGTAAGACCGTTCCGGCAGCGAGGTAAATGAGATGGCAATGTCACGCGCCAATATGAGCCAGCAGGTTTCCAAACCGGGCGGTCTTGGCAAGGTCAAGAAGGTGATGCGGGAGTTCAAAGAGGGAACACTGCATTCTGGCAAGAAGGGTCCGGTTGTCCGGAACCCGAAACAGGCTGTGGCTATCGCCCTTTCTGAGGCTGGCATGAGCAAGCCTGAGAGAAAGGCAATGGGCGGAAGCATTGATGGCTGCGCTATGCGCGGGAGGACACGAGCATGAAAGGCAAAGGACCGATGATGATCGTTGCAATCGGCGCGGGTAAGAAGCGCGACGACGATGATATGGAATACATGATGGAGGAAGAGGACATGAAGAAAGGTGGAATGATGGGTTACGCCGCAGGCGGTAGCCTCAAGATGGTCGATAAGGGCGGCTCCAAGGTTCCGTTCTTCGCGGCTGATGGCAAGGGCAAGATGATGGGTGGCGGCATGACTTACGCAGAAGGTGGCTCCACCGGGCGCGGCGGTCGTGATGGCTGCGCCATCAAGGGCAAGACGAAGGGTCGGATGGTCTGATGACGACAAGCGGTATCTCAACTTTCAACCCTGAGTTTCGGGAACTCGTAGAAGAGGCTTTCGAACGGGCGGGTTTGGAGTTGCGTACCGGTTACGACCTTCAGACTGCCCGTCGCTCCATGAACTTCATGGCGCTTGAATGGGCAAACCGGGGCATCAACCTCTGGACGGTGGAACAAGGTTCGCAGGTACTGACACCCGGAACCTTCACCTACACCATGCCTGCTGACACCATTGATCTCATCGAGCATCAATTGCGTACAGATGCAGGCAGCACCTCTGGTCAGACGGACTACACCCTGTCCCGTATCTCAGTATCGGACTATGCCCAGTTGAGCAACAAACTCACTCAGGGCATGCCGCTACAGATCTATGTGGACCGTCAGAGAGCCGCGCCAGTGGTGTATCTGTGGCCTGTTCCAGATAACACCCAGACCTACACCCTCGTGTACTGGAAGATGCGCCGGATTCAGGATGTCGGAACCGGTGGTGCCAATACCATCGACATCCCTGCGCGATTCCTCCCCTGCCTTGTGGCTGGGCTTGCCTACTATGTCGCCATGAAGAGACCTGATGCGGCTGACAGGCTGTCGTTCCTCAAGCAGGAATATGAGGTTCAGTGGGACTTGGCGGCAGGCGAAGACCGGGAAAAGGCTTCTGTACGGTTTGTCCCCATGAACGGGTACATTGGTAGGAATGTTTAAATGGGCAAGCCGTTCTCATCAGGCAAGAACGCATTCGGGTTCTGCGACCGCTGCGGACAGCGGTATGAACTGCATGACCTGAATCAGCAGTATGAGAACCTGTTGCCGATTGGCATCCGGGTCTGCTTCGAATGCATGGATGTTGATCATCCCCAGTTGCAGTTGGGTCGTGTCCCTATGGATGACCCTCAGGCGCTGCGTAATGCCCGTCCTGACAACACCTTCTTTGCTCCCGGCAACCAAGGCGCGAACGGTAGCCGGATGATCCAGTGGGGTTTCAACCCCATTGGAGGGGCGCAGGCATATGACACAGACCTCACACCCAATGATCTCATCTCGACCGGGTTCGTCGGAACCGTCACGGTGGCTGTGACATGAACTACACGCAACTCGTAAATCTGGTTAAACAGTACACGCAGAACGAGGAAACTTCGTTCGTTGCGAACATCCCTGTCTTTGTGCAGTTAGCGGAAGAGCGTATCTACAACGCGGTCTTCATCCCTGCCATCCGTAAGAATCAGATCGGCACCCTGACCCCCAACAACAAGTACCTAACTGTTCCCGCAGATTGGTTGGCGAACTTCTCGTTGGCAGTCATCACCCCTATCACGAACGCTCAGTCGTTCCTGATCGACAAGGATGTGAACTTCATCCGTGAGTGCTACCCGGACCCGGATGACACTGGGGTTCCCAAGTACTACGCCATCTTCGACAAGAACACGCTGATCCTTGGTCCCACCCCGGACAGCAACTATCAGGTCGAACTGCATTACTACTACTATCCGGAATCCATCGTCACCGCTACCACCTCGTGGCTGGGTGACAACTTCGAAACCGTCCTTCTGTACGGAACCCTGAGAGAGGCTTACCTCTACATGAAGGGTGAACAGGACATCATCACCTACTACGAACAGAAGTATCAGGAATCGTTGGGTCTCCTGAAACTCCTTGGCGAAGGTAAGGATCGTCGTGATGCCTTCCGGTCTGGCCTCAATAGGATTCCGGTCACATGATCTTTCAGACACAGACCGTCAGTTTCCGCGAGGAGTTGCTCAAGGGTATCCACGACCTACAGACGGACACCATCAAGTTCGCGCTCTATACCAGCATTGCGACTCTGAACGAGGACACAACGGTATACAGCACCACCAACGAGGTGGTCGGATCGGGTTACAGCGCAGGGGGTGTGGTGCTGACGGGAGTCACCATCAACAACTCCAACGGTGTCGTGTATGTCAATTTCAACAACGCTGCGTGGAACCCGGCGAGTTTCACCTCTGCTGGTGGATTGATCTACAACTTCAGCAAAGCGAACCGTTCCATCGCTGTAATCAGTTTCGGAAACGACAAAACAGCAACCAATACATTCACTGTGCAGATGCCCACCAACACCTACACCTCGGCACTACTGCGTTTCAATTAGGAGAATCACATGTTCATCAACAAGGCCAAGTCCTTTGACAATGTCGGTGCCGATGTCGCAAAGGGCGGCGGTGCAAACGCCCGTCTCAAGGGAGGCGGCATCTTCACGGTCCGTTGCCGTGACAAGGAAGGCAACCTGAAGTGGGAGCAGAAGTCCCACAACCTCGTGGTCAATGTCGGTCTTGCCGACATGAATACCAAGTACTTCAAGGGTTCCGGGTACACCGCTGCGTGGTATCTTGGTATCTACGGGCCTGCCTCTTCGAACAACCCGTCCTCGACCGACACCATGGCAAGCCATGCCGGTTGGACGGAGGTGACGGCTTACAGCAACGCGACCCGTCCTGCTGCGACCTTCGGCGCTGCCACCACGGCAGATCCTTCGGTTATCGCGAACTCTGCTTCCCCGGCACAGTTTCTGGTCAACGCTTCTGCCAATGTCGGTGGAGCGTTCCTGACCACTGGAGACCTCCCCGGTGGTTCGTCCGGAACCTTGTTCTCTGCCTCTGACTTCGCAGCCCCCGGAGATCGCACAGTCCAAAACGGCGATGTCCTGTCTGTCACCTACACCTTCAGCCTCGACGCTGCATAAGGAGTTTAAACATGGCTAAGTTTGCAAAGGGCGAGAAGGTCAAGTTGGTAGTGGTTGTTCCCGAAGGCCCGGTAGAGAAGTTCATGATGACCGAAGACGGTGTGATCATGTGTCTTATCTCTTGGGTCGATGTGAACGGTCAGAACCAGTCCCGTTGGTTTTCGGAAGACGAACTCGTCAAGGCGTAGTCTGTGGCTGAGGGCGGCTGGGGATCAGGCACTTGGGGTCAAGCAGGTTGGGGGATGTCGGTCTATGACCGTTCCTCTGAAGACACTGCTGTCGCCAACGATGCCAATACCGGTGCCGGAACGCAGTTCAATGCGCCGGTCACGGAATCCTCTGTTGCCTCAGACACCGTCTCGTCTATCTACAGTCTAGGCTCCAGCGTCTCTGAGACGACTACAGGGACGGACTCTGTACTGGCTAATGCCGACTTCAAGGCTATGGTCAGCGAGGCTGCAATAGCCTCTGACGCGGTCCTATCCACCCCTGATTACAAGACCATGGTGGATGAGTCGGCGGTGGCCTCTGATGCGGTTCTGGCAGGTCAGAACTTCAACTCACAGGCATCTGAGACGGCGACCGGGCAAGACGAGTCTTACTCAGTGTTCTCATTCCCGGTGGTCATAAACGAGTCTGTGACGGCTTCTGATGACCCCTCGTCCTTGGTCGCCCTTGGCAGCAGCGTCTCTGAGACAGCCTCTGCGTCTGACATAGATGCGGGATTGGTTGACTTCAAGGCCATGATCAACGAGATCCTGAGTGCGGTTGATATCGCCTCAGGCGGGGTGACCTTCGAAGCGGATGTGTCTGAGTCCATAACCGTCTCGGATATCACCTCAGGGGCGTATCTCTGGAATCCAGTTGATGACGACCAGACCGCAAACTGGCAGAATTTAAACGACGACCAGACACCGGGATGGTCCGATGTCGATGACTCGCAAACAACGACTTGGGCTAACATCCCCACGGTGAATTAGGAGTTTAAACATGGCTAGTACATTCAGCACCAACCTTGCTATCGAACTCATCGGTACTGGCGACCAAGCCGGTACTTGGGGTACGACCACCAATTCCAACCTCGGTACTCTTATCGAGCAGGCCATCTCTGGCTATGTGACTCAGGCGGTTGCAACTGGCACTGACACGACGATCACCATCCCAAATGGTTCGACCGGCGTTGCCCGGAACATGTACATCGAGTTGACCGGTACGGGTGGTACCAACACCAACCTGATCGTCCCTGCCAATAAGAAACTCTACTTCATCTTCAACAACTCGACCGGCGCTGTGACGGTGAAGGTGTCGGGTCAGACGGGTGTATCGGTACCGACTGGCAAGAAGATGGTGCTTGTCTCAAACGGCACGGATATCGTCAACGGTTTGAACTACATCGCTGACTTCGGAACCAACAGTTTCTCTGTCACGAACCTGACCGCTTCCAGCGCCACGATCACCAACCTGATTGCGACCTCTGGATCCATCACGAACCTTGTCTCGTCGGATGCTTCAGCCACTGTGCTTCGCGCAGGTTCCGCCACCCTGACGCACCTGTCAGCGACCTCTGCCAGCATCACCAATCTTGCGCTGACCAGTCTCACGATCAGCAGCCTTAGCATTACCAATGTCTCTGTTGCTTCGGTTACCGTCAGCAGCGTAGCCACCTTCGCTGCCGGTTCTGCCGCAGCCCCGTCTATCACCACGACCGGCGACACCAACACCGGCATCTTCTTCCCCGCCGCAGACACGATTGCGTTTACCGAGGGCGGCACGGAGTCAATGCGCGTCGACAGCAGTGGCCGACTACTTGTGGGTCAGACCGGCGCGCTCAATAACGGTACGATTGATGTTCTCGGGACTGGCCGACAGGCTATCGTGGCCCGCGTTACGGATAATGTAAATAGCCTCTTCCAAGGATTTAACTCCTCTGCCGTTGCCACCTTCCAAGTCGATGGTTCCGGTAACGGCTATTTTGCTGGCAACCTCGGCATCGGGACGAGTTCGCCTGCCGTAAAGTTGCAAGTTAAAAGTTCCGCTGAAGCCTTCCGCATTGAAGGCACCACCGCCCGTGGTAGCGGAAACATCTTCGCTTCGTTCCACGACCCGTCTGGTCGCAAGGGGTACTGGGGTTATGGAGCCTCGGACGACAATTTGTACATCGCCAACGAGATGAACGCGGCGATGCTGTTCCTTACCAACTCCGTCGAACGCGCACGCTTCGACTCCTCCGGTCGGTTCGGTATCGGCACCGACGCCAACGCTCTTACCAATGTTCTGACGCTTTACCGCACCGGCTCCACGCAGTCGGCTATGGCTGCTGGCAACAGCAACACCGGCTTGAACGGAACGCTGTTCGGCGTCGATACGGCTGGCAACGGCATCATCAACCAGACCCAAGCGCTGGCGACGATTTTCAGCACTAGCGGCACCGAACGGATGCGCCTCGACTCCTCCGGCAACCTCGGCATCGGGACGAGTTCGCCGTCTGGTCGGTTGGATGTTGTAGGCGGTTTGCTTGGTGTTGGCAATGGCACCATTAAAACGGTTATTAGTTACGCGACTGAAGGCATTGTAGGTACTACTTCTAATCATGCGCTTCTTCTTTACGCCAACAACGCCGAACGCGCCCGCATCACGAGCGGGGGTAATTTTGGTATCGGAACGACGGCTCCGGTTAATAAACTCTCTGTTATTGGGTTAATCAGCGCCAGCGATTCTAACTTCACAGCAAGCGCCTACATTCATGCAAGCCCTGACTCTGGCGCAAACCGCAACATTGGTCAGTTTTCTGTTTCTGGCGCAACAAATGGATTGCAGGTTAATTGGGACCATGCGTCGTCAAAAATGCACATTATTATTAACAACATCCCTACCTCATCCGCTGGCTTGCCCGGTGGCACGCTCTACAGCGATGGCGGCACCATAAAAATTGCATAAGGAGCAATCATGACCACTATCACTTGGAACATCTCGCAACTCGACTGCCTCCCGCAGGAGGACGGCGATACCGATGTCGTTTTCATCGTTCATTGGTCTTGCAACGGCGTGGACGGAGACTACAACGGAAGCGTCTACTCAACCTGCTCCGTGCCGTTTCAGAAGGACAAGTCCTTCACCCCCTACGCTGACCTCACGCTCGACCAAGTACTCGGCTGGGTCTGGGCGAACGGCGTGGACAAGGACGCTACAGAGGCTGCGGTGGAGGGCCAGATTGAGGCCCAGAAGAACCCGCCCATCGTCTCGCCGCCGCTGCCGTGGGTGTCGCCGTGATTAACCTCACGCTGACCACGGAAGAGGTCAACGCCATCCTGCAAGTGCTTGGGCAGTTGCCGACGAGCAGCGGTGCGTGGCCCCTTGTCGTCAAAATCAAGGAGCAGGCAGAGCCGCAAGTCGTGAAGGAGATCGAGCCGTGACCACGGTACAAGACCTTGAGGTGACTGTGACCTCTCACATTGATGTCTGCGCGGTGCGCTACGAAGCCATCCATGCGCGGCTGAAGCGTCTGGAGAACCTTCTGATGCGTGTTGGCGGGGCGATTATCGTCATCCTGCTGACCGCGTTTGGCACGGTGACGATGATGTTTCTGGAGTCCATCAAATGAGTGAAGATATTGACTTGCTGAAGGTTCAAATCGAAGCCGAGATGAGACGGCTTGAGGCTAACAGCACCGCAAAGGATGTTGCTGGTAAAGCCATCGGCAAGGATGGCCTCAAGTACATCACGGTCATCGTCATCATCGGCGTACTGTCCAGCCTTGCGCTGGAGGCCGACAAGATTGCTGCGGTGATGGGCCTGCTGGGTGCCTCGCTGACTGCGCTCATCTCCATGCTCAACGGCATTGCCGGTGCTACGGTCAAGGAAGAGAAACCGGAGTTTGCGGTCATCAAGGAACTCATCGGCAAGTTGGACAAACTCGACCGTAAGGAACAGCCCATGCGGGTTGATGTCGAGGGCGACCATGTGACCGTGACCAAGGGTGAAGATGTTGTGAGGGCTTCCAAATGATACCTGCCGCGCTACAAGCCATCCTAACGCCGTTGCTTGGCAACGGGCTTAACCTCGTTGCTAACGCTGTGTTGGCAAAGGGCAAGGACTATGTCGAAAAGAAGTTGGGCGTTGAACTGAAGCCGGATATGTCCAGCGAGGACTTGGCAAAGGTTCAGATCGCACAGATGGAGCATGAGGAAGAACTGCTGCGGCTCCGTATCGAAGAGGACAAACTTGACCTTGCGGAGTTGGAACTCCGTTTAAAGGACACAGATTCAGCGCGGGAGCGGGAGGTACAGATCTCCACATCTGACAAAGCCCCCTTGCTCAACAAGATCGTGA